GCGGCGCAGGCGGACAACCTCGCTATGCAAGGCGAGTGCGAGCAGGCCATGCAAGACTACGCGGACGCCGCGGCTGAGGCGGCCGACGCTTCGATCAGCTATGAGGACGCCGTAAGCAACGCCATTACCGCCGTATCGGACGACCTGAACGAGCTGGCTGAAAAGTATCAAGAGGCCTACGGCGCGGCCCTGGAGAGCGTTCAAGGCCAGTATGCGCTATGGGACGAGGCCGAAAAGGTCACGGCTACCAGCGCCAGCTCCATCAATTCGGCTCTGGAGAGTCAGGTCAGCTACTGGGAGAAGTACAATGCGAACCTCGCCGGGCTGACGGAACGCAGCGCCGATATTGAGGGCCTGAGCGATATGATTGCCAGCTTTGCAGACGGCAGCACCGACAGTGTGAACGCGGTCGCCGGTATGGCGAGCGCAACTGACGAAGAGCTCGCGGCAATGGTCGCTAACTGGCAGAGCCTCCAGGACGTGCAGGGCACAACAGCGGATAGCCTGGCCCAGCTGGAAACCGATTTCAACGACTCGCTCGTCAGTATTGAGGAGCGCATGAACGAGGCCGTCGGCAACATGAACATGGACACCGAGGCCGCGTCTGCTGCTAAGGCGACCATTGACGCCTACATTGCCAGTATTCGAGCGGGTACAGCCGAGGCCGGCAACGCAGCGGAGGCCGTAGCGGCAGCTACCGCAAAGGCCCTCTCCGGGAACGGTTCGGGCGTTACCGGGTACGCAACCGGCACGACCTACGCGGAGCCAGGCGTGCATATCGTCGGCGAGGAAGGGCCCGAGGCCATTCTTTTCCGAGGCGGTGAAACTGTTCTTGACGCAGACGACACCCGGCAATATCTTGCTGGGCAAAGACCGCTCCAGACGTCCGTGCCAGACGTGACCGACGCACATGACTCCGGGCCAAACGGCGGCGAAGAGCGGCGTATCGTGTTGGAGCTCGCGGGCCGCGGCTCGCTGGAGCTTTCCGGCAGCAACTTTGATCCCGATACCGCGGCTGAGTGGCTGGCGGATAATCTGCGGCCGCTTCTTATCAGCACACTCAAGCAGGAAATTCTCGAAGAGGGGGACGGGTCTCGTGACTTCTAACGCCTATCAGATTTGGCTGACCTTTGACGGGGAACGGCAAAAGCTGCGGTTCCCCGTCCACCCTGAGAAGATCAACCTCAAGCAGGGCAGCAGTAACCAAAGCGTGGATATTGTCGGCCTGGGCGAGGTCACCATCATGCAGGAGAAGCCCGAGGCTGAGGTCTCCTGGAGCAGCTTCTTTCCCAACAACCCCTTTCCTGGTATGCAGGTAAGCAGCCTGACGTGGCCGGAAGAGATCAAGTTCAAAATCAAAACCTGGATGGGGAGCAAGAAACCGTGCCACCTGATTGTCACCGGCACCAAGATCAACCTCCATTGCACAATCGAGCAATTCGACTGCGACGAGGAAGGCGGCGCGATCGGCGACCTCAATTATACCATTCGGCTGAAAGAATATCGCCAGCCTACGATCCGGCAAGTTTCGGTTGACCCCAAGACCGAGACCGCCACCGTAGACGACGCGGAGGAGCGAACGGACAACACCGTTGCCCCGAGCACCTACAACATTGTCAAGGGCGACTGCCTTTACAATATCGCGAAGAAGCAGCTCGGGGACGCCAGCAAGTGGCCTGAGATTGCCAAGCTGAACGGTATTTCTTCCCCATACACCATCTACCCGAACCAGGTGCTAAAAATGCCGTCGTAAGGAGGTCCCTATGAGCCGTATGCGTTTTTTGGTCATTAAAGGCGGCGCGACCTGGGACATGACCAACATAACCAGCAAGGTCAAAATCTCAGGCCGCAAGGGATCTTCTTCCCGCAGTCTGGCGGCGACTTTGCTGGACGACGACAACTATGGGCGCCCCCGCCCGGAGATCGACGTAGGCGAGGGCGTCCATTGCATTTTCTACTGGGACAATGCTGAACTGTTTCGCGGTATCGTGGAGCGGCAGCGAACCAGCCAGAAAAAGCTCCTTACGATCACCGCGCACGACAACGGGATTTACCTCTCCACCAACAAAGACACCTTCTCCTACAGCGGCAAGACCGCGAGCCAAATCTTCTCGGATGTGTGCGGGCGGTTCGGTATTCCGACCGGCGCGGTGGACGATACGGGCTACGTGATCGACGAGTTGCCAAAACCTAAGACAACGGGTTGGGACGTTATCACGGACGCCCTTTCGCTGACCTACGACGCAACCGGCGTCCGTTTCTGGCCCATGAGCTGGGGCGGCAAAATGCAGCTCAAGCGGCGCAAAGATACCATCCTCCAATGGGTGATCGAGTCGGGCGCGAACCTTATCAGCTACGACGCCGAGAAGAATATCGAAAACGTCAAGACCCGTATCCGCCTCCTCTCCGAGGAGGGCACGGTTCTGGCTGAGGCCGCGAATGCCGGGCTTGAGAGTAAGATCGGTATGCGGCAGGAGGTCGACGAGCCCGACGACACTCTCTCCCAGGCGCAGCTCAACGCCCTGGTCAAGTCCATGCTGGCCGAGAAGAGCCGGCCGAAAGAGAGCTTGTCGGTCTCCGCAGTCGGGCAGGCCGACGTCATTTCAGGTATCGGCGTGTTTATCCGTATTCCGCACCTAAATCTTTCCAAGACCTACTACGTGGAGCGGGACGACCATAGTTTCGAGGGCGAGTATCACAGCATGAGCCTTTCCTTGGTCTCTGCGGCGGATATTGACGGTTAAAGGAGGCCGGAGCAATGAATGAAGCCCAAAGCATTATGTCGATCATTCGCGGCGCTACTATGAGCGAGGATGGGTCCGTAATTGAGGCTAAGGTGATCGGCGTCGGCCCGCTCAAAGTGCAGGCCACGAACGACGACAAGCTGATCCTCAACGCCGGTTCCCTTGTGGTCCCCTGGCACCTGACCGACTACACCACCAAAATGACCTACCGGCTCGACGAGGGAACGCTGGACAGCGAGACCTACAACGATGGGCCGCACGGCGGTCATGTGGGCGGTGACGGTACGCACATTAACCACCTGCGGACGTTCAACCTGTATAAGGGCACCATTACCGTTTACAACGCGCTCAAGGTCGGCGATGTAGTCTACCTTCTGCGCTATAACGACGGGAAAAAGTATTTTATTCTGGACCGCAAGGAGGAATGACATGCCGACCTTTATTCCCATTCCTATTTCCAGCCTCCAGACGGCCCGAGAAAAGCCCAGTCTGACCTATGCCCTCGACCTGGACCGCGGCCGGATTATCGGAAAAGCGGACGGCCTGAAAGCGACCGAGCAGGCGATCCGAAAGGCCATTATCACGCCGCGCTGGAAGTGCCTGGTCTACGATAATCAGTACGGCAGCGAGCTCAAGAACGAGATCACTGCCAAGGACGCCAGCCAGGAGCTGATCGAGACCGAGATTCCCCGCATGGTCGAGGACGCGCTGAAACCCGACACCCGCGTTTTGCGGGTACACAGCTTCAACTTTTCCTTTGAGGAGGACAAGTGCTATATCTCATTTACCGCCGAAACGGTCTACGGGACGACGGTCATTGAGGAGGTGATTTAGTGGCTTTTGATGACCGCACTTTTGACAACATTCTGGCTGAAATGCTCGCTATGGCCCCTGACGGAATTGACACCCGGCAGGGGTCGATCTATTACGACGCCGTGGCCGCGTGCGCCCTCAAGCTGGCGAACTTCTACATTGACGCCGGGTGTGTCCTCGACCTGGTATTTATCAGTACGACCTCGGGCGACTACTTGGACCGCAAGGGGCAGGAGTATGGCCTGGTACGAGGGCTGGCGACGCCGGCGCGCTACCGCTACGTTTATGAAGGCACCAAGCCCCCGCTCGGCACAAGGTTTTTTACGGACGGCCTCTACTTTTTTCTCGAGGACGCGGACGGCGTTCTCCAGCTTGTGGCGGAGACGCCCGGCGAGGAGTCCAACACCGTACTGGAGCATACGCCGGCCACGCCGGTCAACGCGATTCAAGGGCTTGCAATTTCCGAGTTCGGCCCCATGGTGGAGCCCGGCACTGACAAGGAAGACGACGAGACTTATCGGGCGCGAGTGCAGGAGAAGCTGGCCGGGCAGGCGCAGAACGGCAACAAACAGCACTACAAGACATGGTGCGAGCTCAATTCTGGCGTGGGCCGAGCGCGGATCATTCCTTTGTGGGCCGGCGAAAACACGGTCAAGGGCGTGCTCCTGGACAACGAGGGCCTTCCCGTCACCGAGGCCGTGGTCGCCCGCGTTCAGGAGTACATCGATCCCGGCGGAACGGGCCTCGGCGAGGGCGTCGCCAATATCGGCGCGCACTTTACGGCGGTTGCGGCCAAGCCCGTCGAGATCACGGTAACCTGCTCTATAGCGCTTGCTTCGGGGCACACCATGAAGGGCGCAATCGACTCCGCCAAAAAGGCCGTCACGGCCTATCTCAAAAATCTTGCCCTACGGACTCCTGAGGACGAGCTCATTGTCGTCCGGGTCGCCAGTATCGGCGCAATGCTCTATTCCCTGGACGAGATTCTGGACTACTCTGACCTTGCTCTCAACGGCGGCATGGAAAATATCACGATTGCCGTGGATTCGGTCGCCGTCCTGAAGGAGGTGGCCTTCGATGGGCTTGTATGATAACGCTTGGCCGCACGTTTACGAAGAGATCAAACGATTCTACCCCGTATGGTATCGGGACGTGCTGGAGATGGACGCTATCTGGCGGGCCCAGGGGGCAGAGCTGGACGGCGTGCGCGCCACGGTCGAGGCCCTGATCGATAACGGCTATATCATGACGGCCGACCTCCGCACGATCATTTCCCTGGAGGCATTTTTGCATATCCATCCGACGCCGTCGCAGACGCTCCAGGAGCGCAGGCAGGTCGTCGCGACCTATGTACGAGGACAAGACCACATTGGGGCCCCGGAGATCAAGAGTATCGCCGGGGCCTTTACTTCTGGCGTGGTCGACGTGGATTTTGCGCTCGGTGTCATTTCCGTCATGGTGAGTCATCCGGTCACGGAAACCTTTGACCTGGACGCGTGCCGGGCTCTGCTGCTGGCGCGTATCCCCGCGCACCTTGCACTGGCCTTGGTTGAAGTCATTTCTACCATGCAGGCGGCCGACCTGCGTTTTCTTTCGGGCATGGGTAAAGGCCACACGGAGACTACCTTGCCGGAGGCCCCGCTGGATTACGGGCACCGCGCGCCCGTTCTGCTTACCTCGCTTATGGGTAAGGGCTTCTCGCAGACGGGTTTGCCGGAGATCGCGAAGGACTATAACCACCGTGCTTTCGTCACCGCAGCTTCGTATCTGGGCAAGGGTTACACGGAGACGGCTTTACCGGAGGTCTCAAAAGACTATGGCTTAACCGCCATGCTCATTACGGGCGGCGCGTTCAGCACATACACTTCCACGGCTCTTCCCGCCGCGGAATAAATCAAAGGAGGAAGCGAATGTTTTATGGATTTGTAATCACGGAAGCGGGCAACCGGCTTCTCGCACGGCAGGTCGCCGGCGACCACCTGGATATTTCCAGAGTGGTCATGGACAAGGGCACCTGCGAGAGCGCCGAGGAGGCGATCAAGCTGACCGCGCCCATCGACCCCGGGCCCAATGGCGTCCATACCGTCCCGGTGTGCGTGGATTCCAACGTCAACTTTATTGTGGAATACCGGAGCGACCTGAACGGCGGCCTGAAAGAGGACTTCTGGATCGGCGGCTTTGCGGTCTATGTCCGCAACCCTGCGTTCAGCGAGGGCCTTCCGTTGAGCGAGGATAACCCGGAGGACGAGGTTCCTGAGGAGATCATGGTTTACTATGGGACCTTGGGCGACGCCAAGCAGAAGGTCAAGGCCTATGTGCCTGGCAGTGTCCCCGACGTTCGGCGCTACCCTGTCAGCATTGCGGTGACCAGCGGCGTGATCCCCGGCTCGGCCCACCCCGCCGAAGCCTGGATGACCGCAGAGGACGTAAAGAACTACGTCATGGGCACGCTCGACCCCGAGCTCCGTGCCGCTCTGACTGTTCTGATCGAGGCCCACGACCAAAACGAGCAGGCCCACGAGGGTATGCGGGAGCTGGCCGAGCAGGCAAAGGAAGAGTCCGCCGAGGCTTTGCGGGTTGCCAACGCCGCAGGCAATGCGGCAGGCAGCGCCGCCAGTACGGCTAACCAGGCCCTTGAGATCGCTATGGCCGCAGGCAATACCGCGGCCGGGGCCAGTGAGACCGCTACTAATGCCCTTAATCTGGCGCAGGCCGCAAAGACTGAATCCGAAGCGGCCGTTGCGGCCGCCGCAGCTGCGCAGGCGACCGCCGACGCCGCGGCAAAGGGCCTGACCGACCTGACCAGCACCATCAATGCCGTGCCCAGCCAGAACGGTATTCTCTTTTACACTGGCTCCACGCAGTCGCCAAGCTGGAACAGCTTCGACACGGAAAAGCTGACTCTCGGCGGTACGACTACGGGAACGAACGCCGGCAACTATCAGGCTACCTTTACGCCGAAAGAGGGCTTTAAGTGGTCGGATGGCACGACTACGGCCAAGACCGTCGCCTGGACGATTTCTAAGGCCACGATTCAGGTGCCCTCGCAGAGCGGCAGTCTGGCCTATACCGGGGCCGAACTGAGCCCCAGCTGGACCGGCTATGACAGCGCCAAAATGACGCTCGGCGGTACGACTAAGGGGACCAATGTGGGCAGCTACAGCGCCAGCTTTACGCCCAAGGCCAACTACCAATGGCCGGACGGGTCCAGCGCCGCCAAGACGGTCTCCTGGTCGATCGGAAAAGCGGCCGGGTCCTTGAGCCTGAATGTATCCAGCATGGCGCTGAGTTCCCGCGAGCCCAGCAAGCAGATCGTCGTTACGAGAACCGGCGACGGCGCGATCAGCGCGAGCTCCAGCAATACCAGCATTGCGACCGTTTCCGTCAGCGGCAATACCGTGACCGTGACCGGCAAGGCCAACGGCAGCGCCACTATTACCGTTAAGGTCGCAGCCGGCACCAACCATAACGCGCCGGCAAATAAAACGTGTTCGGTGTCCGTCTCCTTCGAGGCTTTGGCCGGTACGTCGGCGGCCTCCGGCGTGAGTTATACCAGCGGCCTCGGCAGTATCACGCAGGCCAAGCTCAGCGCTTACGCCAAGGCCATTTCCAATAACAGCGGGATCACCAAAACCACGACGTCGGTCTATATCGACGACGGGGCCAGCCATTTCAAGCTGAGCGTCGGCGATACGGTCAATATTTCTCTGGGTGGCACGAGCTATGCGTTTGTGATTATCGGCTTTAACCATGACACCTTGGCGAGCGCTACGGCTTATGGCAGCGCGACCGCCACGGGCAAGGCCGGTATCTCTCTCCAGATAAAGGACTGTCTCAATACCACGTATCAGATGAACAGCTCCAATACCAACTCCGGGGGCTGGGGTAACTGCGCGCTGCGGACTACGCTCCAGAACACCATCAAGGGCCAGCTCCCCTCTGCATGGCAGAGCATTATCAAGACCGTTACCAAGAAGGCCAGCGCCGGCAGCGCGAGCTCCACGATCAGCAGCTATTCCGACACGCTCTTTTTGCTGGCTGAGGTCGAGATTTTCGGCTCGACTACTTACTCCGCCGTAGGTGAGGGCGACCAGTACGCATGGTATAAAGCCGGCAACAGCAAGGTCAAGAAGGTCAACGGCTCTGCGAACAGCTGGTGGGAGCGTTCTCCTCGTGCGACCAGCTCCGCCAACTTCTGCTTTGTCAGCAGCAGCGGCAACGCCAACTCCAACAACGCCAGCGGCTCGGGTGGCGTGGCCTTCGGCTTCTGTGTTTAATCCATAAATCTACAAATATCCCCCGCCCGAAAGGGCGGGGGCAAGGGAGCAGCGATGTCAGTTTATAAGTCTAAACGCGGAGAGAGCTCGATCCAGTTTATCGAGGTCGCCCGCAAGATCGAATGTCACACCCTGGAACAATGCCTCAAGGTCCCCAAGCGCTACACTTTTCTGCTGACGACGAGGGTCATGAGCCTGGCCTCCGACGTGTACGATCATGTCGTTTCTGCCAACAGTATTTACCCTACGAACCAGCATGAGGCGCAGACGCGCCGGGACCACCTGATCGACGCTAATGCGGCGCTGCAATCCCTTGACCGTCAACTTGGTCTTCTTGCGGGAGTTCTCCGCAAAAATCCTGAGAACTTCAAAGGTTTTGAGAGCGCCTTTATGACCTGGGGCGAGCTTATCAACGAGGAGGCCAAACTTATTTCCGGTATCAGGCGCTCAGACCGCGCCCGATATAAAGACCTCCCGGACTAATTCAACGCTTGTGGGTCAAGTCCTGTTTTGTTGCCCTGTCTGCGAACAACTGGTGGGAGCGTTCTCCTCATGCGACCAACTCCAACAACTTCTGCTTTGTCAGCAGCAACGGCAACGCCAACAACAACAACGCCAACAACTCGAATGGCGTGGCCTTCGGATTCCGTTTCTTTTCCTGGTGAGACCAAGTAAGCCCTTTTCAGGGCCGAATGCAGGACCTTATACGGAAGGAGGACTTGCAACCCTGGCCGTCGGGCCAAAAACACCCAAACCCTGAAAAAGGTTCGAACTTCGACGCGGCCGTCCGGACGCTGCTTGCATGGCTCGGGAACGCGCGATTACCGAGTTTCATGGACGGCGCCGCTACGCAGTTAGAACGCGCGCCCTACAACAATACTGTGCGGAGGGGATCAATTCTTTATGACAAGCGAAGAACGGCGCGAGGCGAGATACCAGCGCCGCGTCCGGGAACGACAAGAGAAACGGCTTGCTCGGAGTAAAGCCTGCGGCGACTTCGAGCAGGTCTTTTCTTTTGACAACTTATTTCAGTCGGGCCATCTCTGCTGCAAAAATGTAGGCTGGAAATGCTCGACGCAGCGATACCGCATGGACATTGTAGGAAACACCGCAAAGACCAGGCGGGCGCTTCTTAACGGCACTTACAAGAGCCGCGGCTTCTACGAGTTCGAGCTTTATGACCGCGGCAAATGGCGGCATATCAGAAGCGTGCATATCAGCGAGCGGGTGGTCCAGCGGACCCTATGCGACAAGGTAGTCTCGCCACTCTTTCAGTCGGCTTTTATCTACGACAACGCGGCGAGTATCAAGGGCAAGGGGATCGACTTTGCAATGGACCGCCTCAACTGCCATCTACAGCGGCATTTCCGCAAGCATGGACTCAAGGGCGGGATTCTCGTCTTCGACTTCACCAACTACTTCGGCGACGCCCAGCACTGGACCGTCCAGGAGGAGCTTGCCCGGCGCGTGCACGACTTTCGGACCCGCGACCTGGCGAATACCTTCCTTGAGAACTTTGGCCCGGTCGGTTATGGGCTTGGCAGTCAAATCTCTCAGCAGGCCGCGCTCATGCTTCCAAACCTGCTTGACCACGTTATCAAGCAGGAGCTGGGGATCAAGGGGTACGGCCGTTATATGGACGACGGCTATCTGATCCACGAGGATATGGGCTACCTCAAGAAATGCCTCGCTCGGATCAAAGAGGTCTGCGCCAAGCTGGGGATCAGGCTCAACGAACGCAAGACCAAAATCCGGCCGATCACCCGCGGGATCGTGTTTCTTAAAACCAAGTTCATCTTGACCGAAACTGGGCGAGTCCTGCGGAAAATGAGCCGGGCCGCTATGCGTGCCATGAAGCGGAAACTCTTCAAGTTCCGCAAGTGGGTCGAAGAGAACCGCTTCACTTTAGAGGATGTCCGCGCCGCCTATGAGAGTTTCCGCGGTCATATGCGCCGCGGCGACTCCTGGAAAGCTGTACGGCGTATCGACAATTACTTCAAACGTCTATTCGGGTTCCACCCCGACGACAAAACGAAATGGAGGGCCAGCAATGTATCAAATCATGAAAAATGGGACTTCGATTGGGTTAACCGAGCGTCCGACCTATGTCGAGCCGCTTGACAACGGCTCGTATGGGCTTTGCGACGAGTCCATCGCGAAGGGGATCGCCTGGGAGGGCAAGGTCTATGCCCTGGAGGGTAAGGGCGAGCTGGACGGCCTGGAAGCCGTTTCCCTGGTCCAGACGGACGCGGGGCAGGTGCTCCGCAGTCAGAACGAGGTGCAGTCGATCCTCTTCGTGATCGGCGCGGAGCAGGGGGCGGTGGATGACGCGACCGCCGCCGAGCACCCCGATCTTTTCGCGCCCTGGGCCTCTGGCGTCTCTTATGCGGTCGGCAATATCCGGCGCTACAGCGGGGCGCTCTACCGCTGCGTGCAAGCGCACAAATCACAAGACGACTGGACGCCCGACCAGGCCAAGAGCATGTGGGCCCAGGTGGCCGACCCCGCAGAGGAATGGCCCGCCTGGAGTCAGCCTATCGGCGCCCACGACGCCTACCCGCTCGGCGCAAAGGTGTCGCACGCGGACAAGCACTGGGTCTCCACCGTTGACGATAACGTTTGGGAGCCCGGAACGCACGGCTGGGAGGAGGCCCTTGATGAATGAGCCTGAGAGACCTGCTGACTGAGCTGAAAGAAGTCCTCCCGTGGGGGTTCGGCACGTTATTCATTCTTTCCGGCTTTATCGAGTTTTCCAAGATCAAGGTCAATCCCTGGTCGGCGGTTGTCAAGTGGCTCGGCCGGTGTATCAACGCCGACGTGCTCAACAAGCTGGACGCCGTGGAGACCGAGCTGGCCGCAACCAAGAAAAAGCTCGACGAGCACGTTACTATGGACGACGAGCGCAGCATGGACCTCCACCGAGCCGCGATCCTGCGATTCAATACCGAGCTCATTCGCGGGCTCAAGCACACGGAAGAGGACTTTAATGAGATCATGCACAACATCACCTGCTACGAACGCTATTGCGACGCGCACCCGGAATATCCGAATAACCGGGCCGTGCACGCAATCAAGAACATCAACCGGGTTTTCGACGAGCTGATGAAAACGGGAGGATTCCTCTAAGGCTCGCCGAGAACGCAACACAGAAAGGAAAGGTATGCTATGGAACTGTCTGTTATTATCACTATCATCGGCGTCCTGGTGGCGCTGACCAACATCGTCGTGCAGGTCCTCAAGACCTCCACCTATGAGAAGCTGCCCACGAACCTGCTGGCACTGATCGTCGCCGAGGTGCTGACCATCGGCGTCGGGCTTGCCTACTGCCAGATCAACGCGATCCCGCTGGCCTGGTATATGGTCGCGGCCCTGGTCGTCGCCGGCTTTATGGTGGCTTACGCG